GCACAGCTACTAAGCAGCGATGCCGAGCTCAGCCTGCAGCGCGGCGAGCTGCGCCTGCTTCTCGCTCAGCTCGCGGGCCGAGACGAAGGTGGTGAGCAGGTCGTTGACGCGCTGGTAGACGTCCTCGATCTTCTCGTCCTTGGCGAGGTCGAACGCCTTCTCCAGATTGTTGGCGGCAGCCTTGAGGAACGCCTCGACGTCCTTCTCGCGCGCCGCCGACTTCGCCATCGCGCTGCGGATCTGGTCGTCGTCCAGTTCGGTCGTCTCGGGCTTCTGCGCCGACGCGACCGCGAGGTAGGCTTCGAAGGCAGACTTGCACGCCTTCTCGTCCTGCGCCTTGAGCTGCTTGTGCAGCACTTGGGCGCGGTTCATGACCTCGACGAAGTCGATGTCGTTGCGCATGCCCTGCACGACGCCGGAGCGAAGCGCGCTCGCCTTGGCGACCTTCGTCTTGTCGCCGTGAGCGGACTTCTTACCGCTCGCGGTAACATATTCGTCGTAGGCCATCTCGGCGTGGTCGACGGGCTTGGTGTAGCCCTTCACCTGCCGCTTCTCGGTATCGACGACGCCCTTCTGGGCGGCCTCGATGAGACGCACGAAAAGGTTGGCGCGCGCGCCCTCGCCGGTGCCGGCCTCGCCGCCGAACTTGCGGGCGTCGGCAAGCACCTTCTCGATGCTGTCGGCATTGTTGTCGCTGATGGAAGTCTGGCCGTCAGCGGTCGGGATCGTCATGTCGTTCATGGGCACTCTCCAGGGGTTGTGCGATGCACTGGGTCAAATCAGGCGGCGTCTTTGGTGGTACTCGCCGCCTGTTCGCGTAACTCCGCGAACCTCTTTCGTCGGAACTCCTCCACAGCGGCAGAAGCATCTTCTGCCCTCGCAAAGGTTCCGAGGTGTATTACTTTATTGTTGCGCCCTACCGCCGCGCGATATTTACCGCCAGCGGTAATGTAGACGCCTCGAACGCCAGTCAGGCTGTTTTGCTGGCGTCGATTGAGCATGTTCTCTGCATGCGTAACCTCTCGTAAATTCTCGATACGCATGTCGGCTTTATTGCCGTTCACGTGGTCCAGTTCGTTAGGCTCTCGCCGGTGAAACATTTTCCACGCTACTCTATGCGCGTAGTAGGTCTTGCCGCATATCGTAACGGTCAAGTAGCCATTGATATCGCGCGGATCGTTGGCTGTGCATGGTTTACCGCGCCCGTTGGTCGGCGGCATGTGCCAGCTTTTGTTGGGCGTGAGCGACCCCGAAACCGGGTCGTACTCATACATCGCGTCTAATAGCTCCAAAGGAGGTAGGGGCTTGAACTTCATGCGCAGACTATAAAGTGAATACGTACTTATGTCAATATAGCGGTAAAGAAATAGTAGTTGAATACTTGTTGTTATGGCGTGGTTATGGATTGTTACCTTTCGTGGTTAGGTGGTTCGGGGTTGGCGGTTGAAGCGGCGCGCGATGTGAGTGCGCGCGTGCTCCAGTGCGGCAGCAATCGCTTCGTGCCGCGTCTGGTATCGGACGCCCAAGGCGTTGGGCTGATATTTGGCGGTGCGGCCTGTGGGCGTAAGCGCTGGCTCCTTGGAGCCCGTGCGCACGTGCCATGCTTGGCCTAACCGCATAACCTTCACGACCGGCTTGGTCGAGCGCTCGCTCGTGTAGATCTCTATCCAGAGTTCGTTCCTGTACGGCCCGGCATAGAAGCGGCGCTCGACCAGCTTCAGCTCACCTTCGTAGGTAACTGTGGAGCGGGCGTGTTGGTCAGTCGGCATGTGCTTTCTCGCGGGCGGTAATGTTGCGGAAATTCGCGTGGGTAAAAAGTACCACGCGAATTTTAAGTTGTTGATTGTGTTAGCGTTGGGGTCTTATGTGCTTATAAAAGAAGTTTTTCGGCAACATCCCCCCGGTCGTGGGGTGGTTTGGTGGTGCCGCCACCCAGAGCGTAGCCATTCAGCATCGCGCCAGACGTGGACTACTACCCTATATATATATATTATAAGATATATTATTATTATTATTAATTAAAAACAAGCACCTAGACGCAGGGTGAAATTCGCGTGGCTGGCGCCTCTCACGCTGCCGAACCCCGCCACGCGAATTTCCAAACTTTTTGTGGCCTAGTTCTGCCACAATCCAACCACAAAGTTCATCCTCACGTTAATTTGAGGTTACGATCTTTTTGTGGCTTGATGTTGACACAATCGCGCCACAATCGCCGCGCGATGTTACCTTTGGTGGTTAGAAGCCGATGCGAGCAGGCTTCGACTTGAACAGGCGCACGGTGCCGACGGGTTCGGACGGCTTGGCCGCGGCGGCGAAGGCGGTCTGCGCAGGCTTGCGCTCCGGCGTGACGTACGCCTTACCGGGGTTCAACCCCGCGATGCGCTGACGTACGAACGTCGCGCGGTCGGCGAAGTAATCTTGATGCGGCCGCCACGCTTCAGCGCGACGGAAGTTGACGGGACCGTTATCGCTCTCGAACGGGCGGGCGGTCGTGTAGCCGGACTTGGAAAACTCGACGTGAGCGGCTTCGCGAGCTTGACGGCGCGAGCGCTCGAACTTGGCTTGCAGGTTGCGATTGGCCATTGCGGGCTCCTATGGTTCAGCGTTCTGAAAAGGAACAAACAAGCCGCCGGGCAGCGTCATGCGCTCGGCGGCTCAAATTGTTAGGCTTTTCTCGTACACGCTGGTGGGTTGGAGGCCCTGCCGTGGTTTCGCCCTTTCGCGCGTGGTTACTTGTGAGGTAACCAGTTCGCGCTATCGGCCTGACAATCCATATCCTTCGAGCCTTTGTGCTCTAGGCGCGGCAGTGACCGCATGCGTACCGCGCCGACAGGATTGCTCCGCCCCTCAACATCCGACGGGTGAGAGGTTCCGTCCTTCCCTGCATGAGCGTGCTAGGCCCATGACGCAGGTCGCCCTATTCATCCCGCAATAAACAGCGCCTTGGTGGTTATCCATTGCGGTATGCAGGGCAGCCTCGGCAACCTTGGCAGCGTGGCGTTCAGTGGCGCCGTGGTCGCTTGCTTCGGTCACCTCTGGCGGTAAGCGGTCGAGTGGCGCCGCTCGCGTTTCGCGGGGATCAAGAACGCGCGGTATTGCGCGGGCGGGTGGGCAGGGGGGCGCCCCCACCCCCATGTGGACAGGCGCGCGGGGGGGAGTGGCATGCTTTACGTGGGGCCCCACAACCACAAAATCCCAAAATCCATTTATTACTCGCCCGTTACTTGTTATGCTCCCAACTCCACCAGGAGAGACAACAATGATCGGAGCTATCGCAGTTGGCGCCACCGCCGGCGTTTTCGCCATGCAGATCTCGGCGCGCACGAAGTTCTGGCCGCTCTGGGTGTTGCTTGCTTGCCCCTTCGCCTCGACGCTGTCGCTCGCCGTGGTCTACATGCTGGGCGCGCCGTATCAGCAGCCGTCGTCGGCGCCCACCCCGGTCATGGTGGCGCTGATACTTGGAATGGTGGTAGGGTGCGCCGTCGGCAGAAACATCAAGAAGGCGCGAACATGAAGCACTCGCCCGCCTGGCGCATCTCGGTGCAGCAAGTAACGTCGCTGACTGGCCAGCACGCCCACAACGACTTCTTCGTACTCGTCTGCGAGCGCAAGGCCAAGTTCACCCGATCGCTCCCGGTGCCGTGCTGCGGCCACCTCCACCTGCAGCCGGAGACGGCGGCAGCGTGCAAGGACGCACTGGCGCGCGCCGAGGAGCTTACGGGGTTTGGTGGTGAGGAGGTTGCGATCGACAGGCTGCGCTCGGCGTACCCGACGCGCGAGTTCTATCTGGGCGAGGAGCGTAACCCGGAGCAGACGCTCATTAGGACGTTCTGAGCTTCGTCAGGATCCCGCTCACGACGTCGTTGAGCGCCTGCAGCGCCTGGCGGTGCTCGGCCGCGTAGCGCGACTTGTTGTAGACGCCGGCGAGCTGGGTGTGTGGGTCTTTGTGCCCGAGCGCCACCTCGACCGCATGCGGCGGGATCCCGGCGTCGCCCATCATGGTCGCCGCGGTGCGCCGCAGGTCATGCCGATGCCAGCCGCTCGTGCCTGAGCGCGTGTTGATGTCGACCTGCCAGCGCGACCAGTTGTCGAGCCGGCCCTGCTTGGGGCCCAGGAAAACGTAACCGCTGGTGCGCCCCTGGCGGCCGATGAGCTGCTGCATGAGCTGGCAGAGCGGCACCTCTAGCTCAGTGCGGTTCTTTCTTACCTCTGCAGGTATGGTCCAGATGTCGCCTGCGGGCGTGGTGACGATGTCCTCGAAGCGCATGCGCGCAACCTCTTCGCGCCTGCACGCGGTGAGCAGCATCGCCTTGGCGGCGCCGTCGTGCGCGTGGTCGGTGAGGGCGGCGAGCAGCTTGGTTAGCTCCTCCATGGTGAGCGTGCGCTCCCGGCGCTTGATGCGCTGCGGCTGCTCGAGCGATCGCCCGAGCCCGGGCGTGACGAAGCCGCGCTTGGCCGCCCACTTCAGGACGGGCTTCACGGCGCGCACGGCGGCTGCCGCGCTCAGCGCTGCCCGGTATGCGTCTGCAGTTCGCTGGAGAGAGGGCTCGTCGAGCTCGCCGGCGCGCGTGCGCAGGTGCGATGCGAACACCTTGCGGATCTGGCGAGAGGCTTCAGTCCATGACGGGCGCGTGCCCGCGGGCGTGCGGGCGTAAGCGTCGATCACGTCAGCCAGGGTCATGGTGGCGGCCGGCCGGCTGGCGCTCGTCTCCTTGAGCTTTCGCGCGAGCTCCCTTGCCTTGGGTATGCCGACGTCGGGCCACTCACCCACTTCAAGCCGGCGCCGCTTGCCCTGGGAGTCGTAAAGGAGGACGGACCACATCACCACCGAACCACTGCGCCGCGCGCGCAGGCCAGGACATCCGCCGTCCGAAAGCTCGTCGCCGGGCTCGAGGAGCTTGAGATCCTTGGTCGTTATCGGCGGCGTGAGCTTGGGCATTCTGGTTCTTCTCAGGTTCCAACGCGCCAGATATGGCTTTGATATGGATCAATAGGTTCTACACGATAGTTTGATATATGGTCACCTAACGGTAAGAAATGTAACGCGGATTGACCATGGGTTCAATACGGGAAATCAGAGGTTCAATAGGGGCAAAAAGCCCTGTTTCTGACTTTTAATCAGAGGGTCCTGGGTTCGAGTCCCAGCGCGCTCACCACTTAAAATCAAACACTTAGATGACCTTACTTGCTTGGGAGGAACCTCATTTGGTTCTTCTCAGGTTCCTCCGCGCGCCGAGCCTTCGGTAGCGCCCCAGTAATTATGGGATAATTACAAGTAAACATTGAGCGGGTAGGTTTGGGTATGGGTTCGATGAATGTGACCAGCGGTAGCCACATTTCGGCTATGATCACAATAGGTTAGCACTTGACAAGGTACGGGTTCGGTATGATGTTGCCTATGCCTTGGCGTTTTGCGGGGAATAACAATGACGGGTGATAGTCTCAGAGAGAGGATGGGTATTCTTACGCCGGCTGATGTCGCCAAGCTGCTCGATGTTACAGAGCAAACATTAGCCCAGTGGCGCAGCGAGAAGCGCGGTCCGAACTACACACGACTGGGGAAGGGCGTCTTTTATCGCGCCGACGATCTCCAGAAGTGGATCGCGGCCAACGTCGTCGAGGTGTCGCCAGCAGTCGCGTGAAGTAATGACCACGTTATACCCGGGGTGTAGTTTAGGCGATGGTCTAAATAATCTTGGGGAAACGTAGAAGTTATGAAGCGTGCATTGCTTGTAGCCTTTATGATGTTCGTCCCGGCCGGCGCCAATGCCCAGCAGTACGATACGGCTCAGTCCATGTACCTGCAGCCGGCGCCGGCCGTCCGCACCGCCGCCAAGGTCGGAGCGCCGATGGACCTTCGGTCAACTCCGCAGATTGTCGCCGAGGCGGCGCGCTACATCGGATCCAGGAACCCCACGGGCTTCCGCGGGCCCTGGTGCAAAGCCTTCGTCAACATGATCGCCAGAAAAACGGGGCACTACGTCCATGCGTCACTTCGGGCTCGGGACACTTATGCAATGGGCGCGCGCCTGGCTGGGCCGACCCCCGGCGCCTTCCGCGTCACGCGAGGACACGTCAGCATCGTCGCCCGCGTGCAGGGCCATCGGGTCGTCGCCATCTCCGGCAACAACGGACGAGGGCGCGTCGGCTGGTCCCACTATTCCGCCGGCGGCGCGGCGTATTATGCGCCGATCTAACTCGCTACAGGAGACGCCCCCGCCGCCGGCGGTGACGCCCGAGCAGATCGCCAACGCGCGGTCCTCGGTGCAGTTCGTCTATCGCGATCCGGGGCTGGTCATCACCGCCGACGACATATACGAGGTCGAGGGCTGGTTCGACGACAACATGAACGAGTGCTCGGCCAAGGCGGCGACCACCTGCATGTTCACCGACAAGAACGGCCTGACGTTCGCGCTGGCCATGCACGGCGCGCCGCGGGTGCACCACTAGGTCCAGGCGGCCGAACTCATCCGCGGCCGGTCCGACCGACGCCCGCGCGCCTGCATGCGCGCAGCCAGCATGCTCGTCATGCCGCCGTGGGCGGCCAGGCAGGCGTACTGGAGGGCATCGGCGATGTGTGAGTATGAGTTCTTGTCGGGCTTGGGCTTGCGCACGCCGGCGCGCGTCCGCGCGTAGCGGTAGCCGCCATTGAGCGCCCGCACGAGGGTCGGGCACCGCCCGCCGTCTATCAGGAAGGCGGCGCCGCCATCACGCTGCCCAAGCAGGAAGGCGTCGACCGCCCGGATACGGGCGTCGGGATCGTTCGTCGGCGCCGGGAAGGCCATGAAGCCGGAGCGCTTGAGGACGTCGAACGAGTTCTCCTCGTAGATCGAGTCCTTGTTGACGCCCGACGGATCGCCGATCACCACCACCGACTTACCGAGATAGCGCGTCTGCGCCAGCCGCGGCCGCAGCAGGCGCTCGATCTGGAGCTCCAGGCCGATGTCCTCGGCGATGATCTCCTCGAGCACCAGGAAGCGGCCCTTGTGGTCGAGCTGGCAGATCACCGCGCATGGGTCGCGGCCGAAGTCCTGGCCCACAATGAGGGGGAAGGCGCTGACCGGCTCGAGTTCGCCGGCGACATGGAACGAGTGCTTGAAGCTCTCGCGGTGCACCGCGGTGCCGCTCGGGTCGTCGCCGTATTGGGCGTGCACGTAGCGCTTGCACCAGTCGGGCGAGTTCGACCGGATGAAGCGCTCGTAATAGGTGCGCCCCTGCTTGCGCCGCAGTTCGCGCTCCTCGGGCACGTCGAGACGTAGCTTGATCGTCTCGTCGGTCTGCGTGAGGTATTCGAGGTTCTCCGCCTCGGGCTCCATGCCGCCTGGCTGAATGAAGACCTGGACGTCGGGCGGCGTGTCGAGCGCCATCAGCTTGTGCCAGTCGGATCCCTCGGCCGGCATGTTGGTGTCGGCGATCCAGCCGAACCAGGTGGGCGAGCCCAGGTTACCCGAGGGGTAACGGCCAAGGCGGCCGGCGAGCGGCGAGATGATGCCGACATCCATCTCGATCGACTCCGACATCCAGGCGCCGGTGAGCTGCATGGAGAGCAGGCGGCGCTGGTCCTCGGGCGTCTCGAGCGGGATGAGCAGCCACTCCGAGCGCACATCGCCGATCGAGATGTAGATCGTGTTGTCGGAGACCTTGTATTCGGCGACGCCCTTGAGCCAGGAGACGATGTCCTTGAGGACGGTGTCCTTGAGCTGCTTCAGGGTCTGGCGAACGATGGCGAACCGGGTGTAGCGAATACCGTCGTGCGCTGGCGCCTGTTCGCACGATCGGCGAAAGAGTTCGAAGAGGCAGGCTGTGGTCTTTCCGGAGCCAACGGGGCCGGCGATGATCCGCCCGAACGCCTCGCTCTTCATGAAGGCCGCGCAGGTCGGCGGAGCGTCGTAGACGATGTCAGTCATCGGCGAGCTCCCCCTCGATCACGGGGGCCTGCTTTTCGATCTTGATCTGCCTGTCGGCGCCGAGATTGATCGTCACCGATAGCCGGTCGCCGCCGGCCACACTCGCGTTCGTCAGGCCCATCTCGGCGATCTTGGCGAGCAATTTTCCGCCTTCGACCTTCGCCGTGAGGTTCTCCGAGCGGTCGTGGAGCCTCGCGTAGAGCTCCGGGATCCACTCCTCGATTGCCGCTGCCGACTTCAGTTTGACCCGCTCATGGGTGTTGCGGGCGCTTTCCCAGGCTTCCGACTCCTGCTGCAGCAGTGCGCGAAACCGCGGGACGGTCTGAAGGCTTGCGTATTGTTCGGGGGTGATTTGATATCGATTGAGTATAGTTTCAACCGGGTGAAGGGCTGCGGCCAGTTCTCGACAGAGCTTCAACATATTCAGATCGTCGAATGCCGGGACCGGCATTTGAGTAACGCTCATGTAATCTTCCCCGCTCCGGAAAAGAACTATGCTTCTTGAGCGCTATACAGTATTTGTGGCCTCATGGTCGAGACTCTTGGTCAGCAGGGTGTTCTGCGCGTGGTGCCGCCCGCGGTGCTCGATCGCGCGGATATGGAAGCAGCGCGTAAACGCGCGGCGCTGGAAGACGCTGCGGCGGTCGACGAGGCGCCGCTGGGCGTGGCGTCGTTCATTCGCTCGCGGTGGGAGATCTTCCGCAACCATCGCAACGACGCATCGGCTGGCTGGGCCAACCGCATGCTGCAGGCGATGCGCGCCTTCAACGGCATGTACGATCCGGAGAAGCTCTCCGAGATCAAGAAATTCGGCGGCTCCGAAGTCTACGCCCGCCTCATCGCCATGAAATGCCGCGGCGCCTCAGCGCTGCTGCGCGACGTCTATCTCGCGCCTGATCGCCCCTGGGGGCTCAACCCGCCGGCCGACCCCGACATACCTCAGCAGGTAACCGACGCCATCAACCAGTTCGTTCAGGCTGAGATCGGCGTCGCCTCGCAGAGCGGGGCCAACGTCAACATCGACATGATCCGCGATCGCGTGCAGCAGCTCGTCATGGGCGCGCGCGAGGCGGCCAAGAAAAAGGCCAAAGTCCAGGCGAAGATCGCCGAGGACAAGATCGAGGAGATCCTCGAGCAGGGCGGCTTCTACAAGGCGCTGGCCGAGTTTATCGTCGACCTACCCATCTTCCCCTTCGCCTGCATGAAGGGCCCAGTCGTGCGCATCGTGCCGACGGTGAACTGGGTCAATGGCGCGCCGACAGTCGAGCAGAAGCCGCGGCTGTTCTGGCAGCGCGTCTCGCCGTTCGACATCTGGTGGACGCCTGGCGCCTCCGACATCGAGGACGCCGAAGTCATGGAGAAGACGCGCCTGACGCGCGCCGACCTCAACGACCTGCTCGACCTGCCTGGCTACAACCACGAAGAGGTTCGCGCTGTGCTCGAGGAGTACGGCCGCGGCGGCATCTCCGAGAACTGGGACTCCACCGACGCCGAGCGCGCCATGATGGAGAGCCGTGAGAACCCCATGATGAACCGCTCGGGCATGATCACCTGCCTCGAGTACCACGGCAACGTGCAGGGCCGCGCGCTGCTCGAGTATGGCCTCGACGAGAAGCAGATCCCCGACGCCGACCGCGACTATTTCGTCCAGGCATGGCTCATCGGCTCGCACGTCATCAAGATCCAACTGAGCCCTAGCCCGCGCAAGCGGCATCCCTATTTCGTGACGTCGTTTGAGAAGGTGCCCGGTACCCCGCTCGGCAACGGCCTCACCGACATCCTGGGCGACATCCAGGAGGCGACGAACGCCACGCTGCGCTCGCTGATCAACAACCTTTCGATCTCGTCGGGCCCGCAGGTCGTCGTCAACGTCGACCGCCTGGCGGCCAACGAAGACCCCGAAGAGCTCTATCCCTGGAAGCGCTGGCAGACGATCTCGGATCCAATGGGCAACCAGGCGCAGGTGCCGGTGTCCTTCTTCCAGCCGAACTCCAACGCGCAGGAACTGATCGGCGTCTACCAGTGGCTGAACAACCTCGCCGACGACGTGTCGGCGATCCCGAAGTTCGTGACCGGCCAGGGAGCCGGTGCCGGCGCCGGCCGCACCGCGTCGGGCCTGTCGATGCTGATGTCGAACGCCTCGAAAATCCTGCAGACGGTCGCCGCCAACATCGACCGCGATGTGCTCGCGCCGCTGCTCATGCAGCTGTTCGACATGCTGATGCTGACCGACACCTCCGGCCTTCTCACTGGCCAGGAGGAGATCAAGGTCATGGGCGTCAACGTCGCGGTGCAGCGTGAGACGCAGCGCTCGCGCCAGCTCGAGTTCTTGCAAGTCACCGCCAACCCGATCGACGCGCAGATCGTCGGGCCCAAGGGCCGCGCCGCCGTGCTGCGCTCCGTGGCGCAGACGATCGGTCTCGACGGCACGGAGGTCGTGCCCAGTGAGGAAGAGCTGCAGCAACAGCAGGCGCAAGCCCAGCAGATTGCGCAGCAGCAAGGCATCCCCGGCCATGCCGGGATGGGCGACAAGGCCGCCGGCGCCCAGGGGGCACAACCCCCGGCAGGAGGCAACACCACCCAGGACATGGGGCCGCGCACGCGCATCGCAGGCGGCGTTCACTAACGAGGTACAGAGATGGCCAAAGTTGAGAAGGCCGGCGCGAAAGCCGGATTTTTCCCGAAGGGCGGCAACGGCAAGATGTTCGGCAAGGGGCACGCCAGCCCGATGCCGGCAGCCCACACGGGCAAGCCGTCGCAGGGCGCCAAGGGCGGCAAGTTCCCCAAGGGCGGCAACGGCAAGATGTTCGGCAAGGGCTCCGCGAGCCCGGCCCGTTCCGGCCACACCGCCAAGGGCTCGAACTGAGGCATGCGCGCCCCCCGCAAGGTCCAGGGATCGAAGATGCGGAGCAAAGCCTCCGCATCCAAGAGCTCGGCCAAGCTCGCCGGCGCGAGCGCGCCGTCGTCCGGCCAGCGCCGCGACTACACCAAGGACGCGCTCCTGCCGCCGCCTCCCGCCGATGACGACAGCTTCGGCGCCACCGGCATGACCGGAGAAAGCTGATGAAGGACAAGACGCCCGGCATCAAGGCCGACAAGACGCGCAAGTTCCGCAGCGAGACGCTGCCGCACCGCTGCGCGCATACGACCATCACCGGCGGCGATCTCGGCCGGCGCATGGCGAATTTCTACGGCAAGAAGGCTGAGGCCGGCGCCGCTACGGCCCCGGACGCAACCATCATGATCACACGGATCACGCGCGCTTGAGCAATCAGGCAGCGCTTATTCAGCGCGCGGCGGAAGTCGCGCGTCGATGCCCGAGGGAATGGTCGGAGTTCCTCGAGCAATTTCGCCTTTACACCGACCAAGCCCGCCAAACGTGCGTCTCGTCGCCGGCTGACGCGGTCTTCGTAGCCCAGGGACATGCGCGCGAATGCGTGTCTCTCCTTCGGCTATTCGAGACCTGCGTGAAAGTCTCCGACCAGATCCAGGAGAAGCGCAAGTGAAAACCGCTCGTCAGACCGCCCCCGCCGACGACTCCGTCGTCATTCCGGCCGCCGTTCGCGCCGCCGCTGAAGCCGCCGCCCGCGCGCATCAGGAGATGTACGCCCCGCCGGCCAATGACGACCCGCCCGGCGAGCCGCCGCCGGCCGAAGAGCTTACCCCGCGCGGTAACGACGAGCTGCGCATCGACCCGACGCCGCCGGTCACGGAGCCTGTCCGTACCGAGCCGAAGCCCGAGCCGCGCACCGACCTCAACGACGAGAGCTGGGAGCATCGCTATCGCTCGATGAAGGGGCGCTATGATCGCGCCGCCGAGCAGATCAGCGCGCTCAGCGAACAGGTCTCCGGACTGCAGCGTGTGATCGCCACCATGCAGGCGAAGGCGCCCGCGACGCCCGCCAGCGAGATGCGCTTCGAGCGGCTGATTACGCCCGAGGAGGAGCAGGACTACGGCTCCGACTTCCTCAACGTCGTGGCGAAGAAGGCGCGCGAAGAAATCCTTCCCGAGATCACCAAGCGCGACCAGGTCATCGAGCAGCTGAAGGCGCAGCTCGGCGGCGTGGGCAACATGATGGAAGCGAGCTCGCGCGAGCAGATGCTTGCCGACCTCGATCGCTCCGTGCCGGCCTGGCGTGAGCAGAATGTTAATCCGGAATTTCTCAGCTGGCTGTCCTTGCCCGACCCCTACAGCGGTGTTATCCGTCAGGAACTGCTGAAGGAAGCATACGACCGGCACGACGCCCGTCGGGTAGCCTCCTTCTTCAAGGGCTTCCTCGCTGAAGAGGCTGCCTTGGACCCCGCGAGCAGCGGACGACAGCCCGCCCCGATGGCCGGCAAAGTCCCGCTCGAAACGCTCGCGGCGCCAGGCAGAGCCAAGACTGCGGCAGCGAACAGCGCTCCCGCTGAGAAGCCGACCTTCACCCCGTCCCAGATCACGCAGTTCTATCTCGACGTGTCGAACGGCAAGTACGCCGGCCGCGAAGAGGAGAAAATGCGGATCGAGCGCCAGATCTTTGACGCGCAGAAAGAGGGGCGGATCCGGTAATCTTCTTTTCTTGGGAGCCATAGATGGCTTTTCCTGTTGCAGGGGCGAGCACGACCCCGGTGATCTACCCCGCGGGCGGTCCCGCTAACGGCCTTTCCGGCACGAAGTTCATTCCGGAAATCTGGTCGGGCAAGCTGATCGAGAAGTTCTACGCGGCGACTGTGCTCTCCGCGATCTCGAACACCGACTACGAAGGCGAGATCAAGAACCACGGCGACAAGGTTTGGATCCGCACCAAGCCGACGATCACCATCAAGGACTACCGCGCTGACGGCGACCTCGAGGTCGAGCGCCCGCAGGGTTCCTACGTCACGCTGTCGATCGACCAGGGCAAGTATTTCAACCTGATCCTCGACGACGTGATGGAGATCCAGTCGGACCTCAACCTCATGTCGATGTGGGCTGACGACGCCTCCGAGCAGTTCAAGATCACGGTCGACACGGCTGTGCTCCTCGGCCTGCTCAACGGCGCCGACGCCAAGAACCGCGGCACGACCGCCGGCAAGATCACCTCGGCGATCAACCTCGGCGTCACCGGCACCCCGCTGTCGGTCGTCGCGGCCAACCCGGGCGGCGGCCAGGTCGACATCCTCGAAGTGCTCCTGCGCCTCGGCCAGTCGATGGACGAGCAGAACATTCCGGAGACCGGCCGCTGGGTCGTTCTGCCGACGTGGGCTGCGACGCTCATCAAGAAGTCGGAACTCCGCCAGGCTTACCTGTCGGGCGACGGCGTCTCGATGCTGCGCAACGGCCGCCTCGGCATGGTCGACCGATTCACGATCTACGCCTCGAACCTGCTGCCGTTCGGCACCGCCGCCGGCCTGGCTTCGGGCGAGTACGTGATCTACGCGGGCCACGCGCACGGCCTCACCTTCGCGAGCCAGTTCACGAAGATGGAGACCATCCGCTCGGAGCGCACCTTCGGCACGCTGCTCCGCGGCCTGCAGGTCTACGGCTACAACGTCCTCGACGGCAAGGCGCTCGCGCAGGCCATCGTCGTCAAGGTCTAAGGCCAGGCGGGGGGCTACGGCCCCCCACTCGTCACTCTTCTCGGAGATCTTCTGATGGCTCGTTTTGCCGCAACTCAGTACAGCGACGGTCAGGCGCTCGGCACGCTCGCCGACCTGCTCGTCTTCATGGCGTCGCGCACCTACACCGCGGTCACCTCCGGTTCGTCCTCGACGGCCACGGCGGCGGCGTTCTGCAACGGCGTCTACAACTTCTCGGGCGGTTCGACCTACACGCTGACGACGCCGACCGCGGCGCAGATTGTCGCTGCGATCCCGAACTGCCAGGTCGGCTCCTTCTGCTCGTTCCGCGTCATCAACGGCAACTCCGGCACGACGACCGTGACGGCGGGCTCCGGTGTGACGGCGGTCGGTACGGTCAACGTCCCGACCAGCAAGGCGCAGGGTTACGACGTCATCGTGACCAATGCGACCGCCGGCTCCGAGGCCGTGCAGCTGATCGGCGCCACCGTCGGCGGCGCCTAAGAGAAGGGGCAATGCCCCTTCTCCTTTACTTCTCGGGGTAACCGATGGCGACGCTCAACACCGTTGGAGATTACATCGCCGACGCGCGCGTTCTCCTGCAGGACACCGTCGCCGACTATCGGTACTCCGACGCCGAGCTGATCGAGAACATCAACCTCGGCATCCTCGAGATGCGCCGGCTGCGGCCGGATCTCCTGCTCGGCTCGTTCGCCTCGATCCCGCGCTACACGGTTACCGGCGACGCTGTCGCAGTGGACCCGCAGTACCGCGTGGCGCTGCTCTACTACGTCTGCGGCATGGCGCAGTTGCGCGATGACGAGGCGACCCAGGACAGCCGCGCGACGGTCTTCCTGAACAAGTTTACGTCCCAGATGCTGACGATCGCGGCGTGAGGTCATGGCGAGCACGGAAATCAACCGCATCATGGACAACCTCCGCATCCGGTTGCCGGGCGCGGTCGACGAGCTGATGAAGCTCGAACTGTTCAACACGCTCAACGACTTCTTCCAGGACACCAACCTGTGGCGCGTGCGCCTGCAGTTCTCCACTGAGGTGGGCGCGCGCAGCTACTCGCTGGCGCCGCTGCCCTCGTCGGCATACGTCCGGCTGATCAGCCTCATCGACTCCAAGGGCCTGGGCGTCTCGGCCACCATGGACGTGCCCGGCACGATCATCCTGGCGACGGTCCCCAACACGGTGCAGCAGCTCGTCGCGGAGCTCACGCTCACCGTGGACGACCCGATGTCGGTCGAGAACTACCCGATCTGCCCCGACTGGGCGCTCAACAAATACCAGAACGACATTGTCGACGGCGTGCTCGGGCGCATGATGTCGCAGGCCGCCAAGCCCTACTCGAACACGCAGCTGGCGCTATACCATGCGCGCTCGTTCCGCTCGGCTGTCGCGGTCGCGCGCATGGAAGCCAACCGCCGCAACATCTACGGCGCCCAGTCCTGGGTATATCCGCAGCAGTTCGCGCGCCGCAGTCGTGGCGGCGGCGTGTCTGGCGGCCCGCTCGCGCCCGTCACGGGCGATCAGGACGGCGTGATCCTGCCGCCGGCCGCCAACGGCAGCCTAGGCGAATACCTGAACAACTGGCTGCTGTCGCTACCGACCACGCTGCCGCCGGTCGCCGGCGAGTTCTGGAACAACGGCGGCGTGCTGTCTGTGTCTTGAGGTGATGGAATGCGTTCGCTCGTAGGTCTTCTGGTTCTGGGGATGGTTAGCGCTCTGTCGCCGGCGGCCGCGCAGACCTATCCGAACCCGCGGCTGTCGGGCGCGACGATTGACAACCACGCCCAGTTCACTGTTGGCGGCAACCGCGTCGCCAAGCCGTTCACCGGCGTGTCGTCGCAGTGGCCCTGGCAACTCAACTCCGACGGCACCTGGCAGCTGCGCCGGCCCGACTTCTCGGATCTCTCCGGCTCGGTGAGCGCTGCGCAACTTCCGCTACCGACCGCCAGCACGATCGGCGGTGTCCTGTCGTCGAGCGCCCCGTCGAACCAGTTCGCCACTGGCATCAACACGAGCGGCGCTCTGACTTTTGCTCAGCCTGGCGTCGCCAACCTGTCGGGCTTCGGCGCCAACGTCGCCACCGCGCTTGGGCTGGCGGCCAACGCCTCGGGCGGCGTCGCGCTCGTCAACGGTTCACCGACGACCAATAACTGTTTGAAGTGGTCGTCTTCGGGCATCCAGGACGCGGGCTCCGCCTGTGGTGGGGCGGTTATCGGACTTGATGTACGCTCCATCGGCATGACGCCGGGCGGCGTGTTTGACAACGCCACTAAGATCGCGGCGCTTATGGCCGCAAACACGCCAACGCCCGGCTCATTCACGGGCGGGTATCCGGTGTATTTCACGCCCAATCTCGGGCAGAACCTCACCAACTACTATTTCGCCACGCCGTTCTCGGTGTCGCGGGGCGGGTCAATCAACTGCGGCAACGCCGGTGGGCCGCGCTACAACACGACCAATCTCGTGTTTGCCGCTGGCGTGCACGGCGTCATCAATGAGACGAACATCACGTCGTCGGACGGCGGTGTCGGCAACGCCGATATTGTGGGCTGCGGCATTATCTCGCTTGGTTACGGAACAGCGGTGTTTACTGGCGGGTCGACCTCGATCACCAGCATTGCTTTTTCGACCGGCGGCACGGGCATGACTGCTCCTCCGTTTGCGGCAGGCGACGGCATTATGGTGGTGCCGGGCTATGCAGGCGGGACCACGATTACGGGCTCAATCAGCGGCACTACGCTCACCGTGACGGCTTATTCCGGCGCCAAGATTTTGCCGGGCGACCTTCTCTGGGGCG